GACGGCATCATGGTCCGCACCGCCAACGGCAACATGACCTACTCCCATTACTGGGTGGTGGGCCGCCGCGCAAGTGAAGACGTCAACCGCTACCTGGCCCTGTTCGGCCTGTCGCCCAGCTCGCGCTCCCGCGTGACCACCAGCGACAACCGGCAGGGCCAACTCTTTGAGGCAGGACAAGACGCATGGAACGCACTCTGACCTTCGGCGAGCTCGCGGAGCAGTACGCCCGCGACGTCGTTGACGGCCGCATTCCATCCTGCAAATGGCACCGCCTCGCCTGCCAGCGGCACCTCAACGACCTGGTGCGGATCGGCCAGTCCGGCTTCCCCTACGTCTTCAATCCGGAGCTTACCGACAGCAAGGGCAAAGCCTACCGCCCCGCCGAGCGCATCTGCCGTTTCGCCGAACTCATGCCCCACATCAAGGGAGACTGGGCCGCCCGGGGCCTGCTCATCGAGTTGGAAACCTGGCAGATTTTCATCCTCGCCAGCATCTTCGGCTGGGTCCACCGCGACACCGGAAAGCGCCGCTTCCGGGTCGCCGACCTGTTCGTCCCCCGGAAGAACGCCAAGTCCACTTTGGCCAGCGTCATCGGCAACTTCATGCTCGCCGTGGACGACGAATTCGGTGCCGAGGTGTACAGCGGCGCCACCAGCCAGGACCAGGCCATGGAGGTATTCCGCCCCGCCCTGCTCATGGCCCGGGCCACACCCCGCTATCTGGCCGCCTACGGTGTCACCGTCAACGCCTCCAACCTCAGCGTTGGCGAGACCAACAGCAAATTCGAGCCCGTCATCGGCAAGCCCGGCGACGGCGCCTCTCCCAGCTGCGCCATCGTGGACGAATACCACGAGCACAAGACCCCAGAGCTGTACGACACCATGCAGACCGGCATGGGCGCCCGCAGCCAGCCCCTCATGCTCGTCATCACCACCGCCGGCAGCGACATCTCCGGCCCCTGCTACCTGCACCAGGCCGAACTCCAGAAGATCCTCGAAGGCCTGGTCGAAAACGACCAGCGCTTCGGCATCATCTTCACCATCGACGAAGAGGACGACTGGACCAGCGAAGACGCCTTGCGCAAGGCCAACCCGAATTACGACATCTCCGTCGATGCCGAATTCCTCCGCCTCCAACAGCGTGACGCCCAAGCCGATCCGCGCAAGCAAAACGTCTTCAAGACCAAACACCTCAACGTCTGGGTCCAGGCCGCCAGCCCCTGGCTCAACCTCTACAACCTTCAGCAGGGCGCCGATCCCCACCTCACCCTGGATCAGTTCCAGGGCGAGCGCAGCATCGTCGGCCTGGACCTGGCCAGCAAACAGGACATCGCCAGCGCCGTATTCGAGTTCACCCGGCAGATCGACGGCCAGACACACTACTACGCCATCAGCCGCAACTACGTCCCCCAGGCCGCCGTCGACAAACCCGAAAACGCCCACTACCAGGGCTGGGTCAATGCCGGCCACCTCATCGTCACCCCCGGCAACATGATCGACCTGGAGCAGATCCAGGAAGACATCCTTGACGCCGCCGAAACCGTCGTCGTGGGCGAAGTGGTCAAGGACCAATGGGGCGGCCAGCAACTGGGCGCCAACCTCGCCGCCGAAGGCTTTACCGTGGTGGACCTCCCCCAGCAGGTCCGCTACCTCAGCGAGCCCATGAAAGACCTCCAGGCCCTGGTGGACGCCGGACGCTTCCACCACGACGGCAACCCCTGCTATGTCTGGCAACTCAGCAACGTCGAAGTCAAGCCGGACCGCAACGAAAACATCTTCCCGCGCAAGCTGCGGGCACAGAACAAGATCGACGCCGCCGTCGCCACCATCGTCGCCCACCACCGGGCCATGGTTCTGGACACGAACGGAAACTTTGACGACTTCCTGGCCAGCCCAATCTACGCATGAGCCTCACCTCCTGGATCACCGGCTGGTTCCGCTTCGGCGGCCTGTCCACGGGCGACCGCACCGGCACGCAACTCAGCCAGCCCGGCAGCGCCCTGGTCGAAAGCACCCGCCCTGCCGTCCCGGATGGCGCCCTGCAGATCAGCGCCGTCTGGGCCTGCGTCCAGGTCATCGCCAGCATCATTTCCAGCCTGCCCCTTTTCGTCTACCAGGAAAAAGGCAAAGGCCTGCGCGACCTGGCCAGGGACAGCGCCCTCTGGGCCCTGCTGCACGACAGCCCGAACAGCCGCATGACCCCCATGGAATTCTGGGGCGCCATGATCCTCAACCTGCTCCTGCGCGGCAACGCCTACGCCCGCATCGACCGAAGCCCCAACGGCGAAGCCTACGCCCTCTGGCCCATGAGCGCCGACCAGGTCGAAATGGTCGTCCAGAGCGACGGCACCGTCACCTACTACTACCGCATCGGCAGCGACCTCGCCGTCCTTGCCGAAGCCAACGTCCTCCACCTCAAGGGCCTTGGCAACGGAACCATCGGCCTCTCCCGGCTCGACTACATGCGCGCCACCGTGGACGAAGTCGCCAACGGCCAGACAGCCGCCAACCGCCTTTTCGCCAACGGCGGCAAACCCACCGGCGTCCTCATGGTGGACCAGGTCCTGAACAAAGATCAGCGCGACCGCATCAAGGCCAACTTCGAAGAACTCGCCAGCGGCAGCACCTCCCGCCTCTTCGTGCTTGAAGCCAACATGAAATACCAGCAGGTCAACATGAGCCCCAACGACATGCAGCTCCTCACCACCCGCCAGTTCGGCGTGGAAGAAATCTGCCGCTGGTTCGGCGTCCCGCCTGTCATGGTCGGCCACGCCAACGTCACAACCTGGGGCTCCGGCGTCGAGCAAATCCTCGACGGCTTCTACAAGACCGTCATCGGCCCCGCCCTGGTCAACCTGGGCCAGGCCGTCCGCAAGCGCATCATGACCCCCGCCCAGCGAGTCCGCTACAGCGCGGAATTCAGCGCCGACGCCCTCCTGCGCGCCAACCTGAAAGACCGGTCCGAGATCTACAGCAAGATGGTCCAGAACGGCCTCAAGACCCGAAACGAATGCCGGCAACTCGAAAACGACCCGCCCATCCCAGGCGGCGACGAACTCACCGCCCAGATCAACCTCGCCCCCCTGGCCCTGCTTGGCAAGATGAAACCCACCGGAGACAGCAATGGAACGCAAGACCCTCTCTCTCAGTGACTGCCAGATCAAAATGGCGGACGACGGTGAAGGCCGCTTTGCCGGCTACGCCAGCGTGTTCGGTGGCGTCGACAGCTACGGTGATACCATCCTCAAAGGCGCCTTCGAATCCACCCTCAAAAAGAACGGCAAGCCCAAGATGTTCGCGCAGCACGAAAGCTGGGGCCTGCCCATTGGCAAATGGTTGACCGCCAAGGAAGACGACCACGGCCTATACGTCGAAGGCGAGTTCACCCCCGGCCTGACCCGTGCCCAGGACACCTATGCCGCCCTCAAGCACGGCACCGTCGATGGCCTATCCATCGGCTACTGGCTCAAGTCCGGCGACTACGACGAACTGGAAGATGGCGCCAAGCGCATCATCAAGCGCGTCAGCACACTGGCTGAAGTGTCCATCGTCACCTGGCCGGCTGATGCCGCAGCCAGGGTAGACCTCACCAGCGTCAAGAGCGCAGTCGAAGGTCTGGAAACCATCCGCGATTTCGAGCGCTTCCTGCGGGATGCAGGCGGCCTCAGCAAAGGGCTCACCGAAGCGCTGGTGAGCCGCGCCAAGATCGTCTTCGGACGGGGGGAACCCGACCCGCAAGCCATCGACGCGAAAGCCCTGGCCGACCTGGAGCAAATCCTGCACCGGGCCGCCGCGCGCATCCCGCAGTAAGCAGCACACACCCCATCCAAGCCCGCCGCCAGCGGGCTTTTTTATTGGAGACACACCATGTCCGACCTGTCCGCCGTCATGAAGGCCGTCGAGGCCATTGAAACCAACTTGGCAGCCTTTGCCGCCAAGGCCGAAGCCGAATACAAGGCCACCGGCAAAGAATCCGCCGACACCAAAACCGCCATTGAAAACCTCGGCATCAAGCAGCGCGAGCTGGCCGACGAGATCCTGCAACTCAAGCAGCGCGGCGCCGCCCTGCCCGACGACAAGCCCGGCGTCAGCTCCTGGGGCAAGCAGTTCATCGACTCCGCCGAGTACAAGGGCAAGGTCGGCCTGCTGGCCCAGGGCATGAAGTTCGGCGGCATCGGCTTCGAGGTCAAGAACACCCTGACCGGCAGCGACACCAACGTCGCCCCGGACCGCAAGCCCGGCATCGTCAGCGGCGCCTTCCAGCCCCTCACCATGGAAAGCCTGTTCGCCCACGTGCCCACCGCCTCCAACGCCATCGAGTTCACCAAGGAAAACGCCTTTACCAACTCCGCGGCGGAAGCGGCAGAAGGCGCGGCCAAAGCCGAATCCGCCCTGACCTGGACCCTGGTGAACATGCCTATCAGCACCGTGGCCCACTGGATCAAGATCAGCCGCCAGCTCGCCGCCGACAACGCCGCCCTGGCCGCCTATGTGGACACCCGCATGCGCTACGGCGTCAACCGCAAGGTGGAAACCCAGTTGGTCAGCGGCGACGGCACCGCCCCCAACATCAGCGGCATCCTCGACAGCGGCAACTACACCGCCCACGGCTACGCCGACGCCAACCTGGGCAGCACCCTGAAGAAGCTGGTGCTCATCCGCAAGATCATCGGCGACCTGGAGGCGGCCGGCTACAACCCGGACGCCATCGTCCTCAACCCCGCTGATTGGGCTCAGGTGGAAATCGACATCTTCACCGCCAACACCAACCTGGTGGCCTTCAGCTACGACGCCGGCGGTCGACCCATGCTGTTCGGCCGCCGCGTGGCCACCGCCGTGGGCATGACCAGCGACAACGTCGCCGTCGGCGACTTCGCCCAGGCCGGCACCATCTACGAGCGCGAAGGGGTCATCGTGGAAATGTCGGATTCCGATTCCGACAACTTCACCAAGAACCTCATCACCATTCGCGCCGAACGCCGGCTGGCCCTGGCCACCGAACGGCCCGCCGCCATCCGCGCCGGCGACCTCACCCCGGCCTGATCCATCTGAGACCGAAACAGCCCGACCCGGCCCCCCCGGGCCGGGCTTTTTCAAGGCCCGCCATGAACCTCGTCGAAATCCAGATCACCGCCACGGTCGTCACCGCCCGTTACGGCACCCTGAGCCACGGCGACACGCTCCGCACCGACACCGCCTTCGCCCGCCACCTGGTCGAGGACTGCGCCGCCGCGAAGTACACAACCCGCGCGCTCCAGCCGCCCGCCCAACCCAAACGCCGCCGCCGCCACAAGGAGACCCAGAAATGACCGTCCGCATGCTCCAGTATTGGAATGGCCACAGCCCAGACGACATCGTCACCGGACTGAGCAACGAAGCCGCCCTCATCGCCGCCGGCTATGCCACTGCGGATCTGGACGGCGCCAACGATGGCCGCATCGATGACGCGAAACTGCGCACCAACGCCGCCGGCAGTGTCTCGCTGATAGGTGGTGACGATGAATACGATCTGATTCCGCTGCCGCATTGGCCCCTTCAGGTTTCGTGCCCCGCCAACGCAACCACATCGGTGAATGGGAGTTTGCTCGGCGGTGTCGGAGAGGTGCTGGGGAAATTGGACTGCGTGGTCAACACCCCCGGCGCGACCGCCACCCTACAAGTCCAGGACGGCACAACCGGAACCACCTACACACTCTCTCCGACTGGCGGCATCGCCAATTCCGGATTTAATTCGTACGACTTGGGCTACACCGCAAAGGTTGGCCCCTGGCGGGTGATCTGTGGCAGCGGCCTGACTGCGGTCGCCAACCTGCTCTGAGGAGGAGAGATGACAACAAAATATGTCAACCCAGCTGCATCGTCTGACGGCAGTGGGACGCTGCTGTCTCCTTTCAATACGCTGTCAGGAAAATTCACAAGTTCAAATGACGTTATTTTGTTGTGCGAAGGCACAACATTGACGGTTAATTACCTAACGACGATGGGTAATTCAGGCCAGCGGCTTGGATGCTACGAGCCGCAAACTGGTAATGAGGTTACGGAAAACGGACGCTATGCATCCATAGCCTGCCCAAGTAGCATTGCTGATGCGGCTGTTTTGAAGATGGGCGGCCCCGGCCAGACTGTTAGTAATATACATTTTTCCTCCATGCCTGCTGTTGGAAGCACGACACAAGCCATTCGTGCGGGGTCCACAGGAACCTCCTCTCCCACTGTCACACGCTGCAAGTTTAGCGGTGCCGCGCGGTCATCCGTAGGGTCTCAGGCCATTACTATGGATGGGGCCGATTCGGGCAAATTTACGTTCACCTATAACGATTTCAGTGGATGGGAATACTCGATCTTCATGTCGAACATCGACTCGGCTGCTGGTGGTGGATACATCGCGTACAACACCTCACGCGCCAATCAAGGCTACCGCAGCGGAGACGAGGAGAAGTTCGTTCACTTCGTCCAAGGTTCAGGAACCGCGTTGGACTGGGCATACCGCATGGTTATCGAGTACAACGATATTGCAGGCTACGGCGAATATGGTATCGACACCGCCGGGGCACAGCACATTATTGCGCGGTTCAACACGTTTGGAGCACCGAACGGTCACAAAGAATCAGCCGGTGGAATTTGTCTTGGTTCGGCGCACACAAACTGTGGCTCTCATCTGGTTTACGCCAACGATTTCGATGTCGGTAGCGCCAACTATGGCGTGATCTCCCGAGCGGGTGTCTCGTGCAAGGTTTGGGCAAACCGGGTATTTTCATCCTACTGCGGGATATCAAACAGCGATTACGATGCCTCTCGTCTGTCTGGAAACAACCAGTATTGGAACAACGTTATCATGGCTTCCAGCTTTGGCATGTTGAACAACAAGTCGGTGGGTAACGAGGCGTACAACAACATAATTGTGGCGCCAGTCGCGATCCGTATGTTGGCCGCCGGCGGCGCATTCACGTATGGCAATAATTGCACGACCTCCGCCAACGACAATGAGATCGGGGCAACTTTTACAAATGCTGGGGGAAACATTCTCACGGACCCCATGCTGACCGCCCTGCTTAAACCGAAACGCGGCAGCCCATGTATCCAGCAGGGAAGGTTTCTCACCCCTGGCTTGGTGGATCGCTTTGGACGGCGGTTCAACACCCCGCCGTCGATTGGCGCGGTCGAATTCAGACCGCGCGTGGTGCTTGGCAGTCGTTGACGCCGTGAACTGCTGATCCAGCCATCCGCTCAGCCCTCATCGCCCTGCTCCGGCCATCCCACATGCTCAAACTCATCACCCCGCCCCCCATCGAGCCCATCTCCGCCGCCGATGCCCGCATCCATGCCCGCATCGAACACACGGCGGACGACGCGCTGCTGGGCGCCATGATCGTTGCCGCGCGGACCGAGGCCGAGCA